TTCACATTTGCGCTGGATAAGTCTTTTCCGTAGACGAGCATTATTTGCTCGCTGTGTTGCGCAATCGTTATTCCGGTCGGAATAACGTGCTTTTTAGCGCATAACAGCGCCGCCATACGGGTGAAGTTAAACGCGGAAACTTCTGCATTCACCGCGTTTATTAACAACTTCGCCACTGCAATATCACGAGACAGCAGAGTAGCGGGCGTAACAACATTGGAAGTATTCATAATCTTTTTCCTAAAGTAAGTAAGTAAGTGAGTTTCTTTATCTAGCCTGTATATTATCTCACGTACATATGGGTGTGTCAAATTAAGCCCCTGTATATTCAGCTTATTCCGACCGGAATAAGTGCCCTGCCGCGTGATAGTAGTAAGGAGAGTAGTGCTCTGCACGTGGGCACCCCATCCTCCCAAAACCCCAGCAACTGAAAAAACTATGTTGAAAAGCTGTTGCTCCATGCGCTGGCACTCCGTCCAAAAAAAAGCCCGGCTGTTACACCGGGCATAAGGACCGCTTAGGGACGGCCAGGGGAAACTCTGAGCATAAAAAAACCCCGCCGGAGCGAGGTCTTGTTGGAGCTGTTGTTATGCTACAGGTTGCCCGCTTGAACAAAGCCCAGGTGCTTGAACACCGCGACCTTTCGGACTGATCCATCTGGCTGCTCCTGCTCTGCACTTTCCCGGACTGAGAACGCATACAGCGGCGTTATAAACACATCCATGAGCGCGGCCTCCAGTACGCTCATAAAGAACGGAGCGCCCCCAATCATCGCGTGCGTCGGGTACGGCCCATCGGATGAGTCATCCTCCCGGTTGAGTGCGTACATAGCCGCCATATCTGCCACATCTGCAGCGCGGCGCTCCATCTCACCCGGAATGGGGATTGAGTCGAACGTGATCCGATCTTTAATAAACTGCAGTGCATCTACATCCGGGTCAACCACGCCTGCGGCGAGCTGCTCCAACGATGCCGGGTGTTGCGTCAAATTTAAGATAATCATACCGCTTTTGCTCCACACACTGAAAAAGGTAGTCGGACGTTGTCCAGCACATCCCATACGCGGGTTGCGCCGGATATCTCTAGCAGGGGAACGCCCCTGTTTTTTGCCATTATTGCCGCCGCTTTTTTAGTCGCCGCCGGTGCCCAGGCTTTTACCCACAGGGCACGAACGGTCGAGCAGGAAACCCACGACTCACAATACTGTCTATCGGAGCCGCGCTCCTTTAGTGCATGCCGACACGCTTCTTCGTAGGCGTGTTGTTCGACATCCCCGGATAAAACGGGGCAATAATTGTGTGTGTTGCGGGTGCCGTCCTGCATGACGTATGACCACACGTCACCTTGAAACGTCGCGGTGTGGTACCCGAACAGCAACGCCCCAAAAGCGCCGATTGGTCGGTCCGCGACACACAGTTCGACACCGCTCAGTGCGGTGACTAGCGCGTTTCTTAGAGCTATTGGGTTTCTCTGCCCCCTATAAGCCCCGACGCCGTGAAAAGCACTAATCATAATCTTTTTCCTAAAGTAAGTTTTTTATCTAGCATGTATATTATCGCACAGTGGCAAATTAAACGCCTGGATAAGTGCCCTGCCGCGTGATAGTAGTAAGGAGAGGAGTGCTCTGCACGTGGGCACCCCACCCCCCACAGGGCACCACACCCCCCCACCCCCTCCCCCCCTCTTTATCCGTCACGCGCATAAAATTTCCCAAAAATTAAGCTATCCCTGTCACAAACTTACCTGTCAGTTAAACTGTTTAGGTATAAAGAAGTCCGCCTGTTAAACTGTTTAGGTATAAAGAAGTCCGCCTGTTAAACTGTTTAGGTATAAAGAAGTCCGCCTGTTAAACTGTTTGTGTATAAAGAAGTCCGCCAGTCAGTCGCCAGTTAAGCCACGGCCTCCCCGTCCCAAGCTATGTGTGTGCCATCATACACCCGATAGACAGCGGCGTTACCTGCGTGATACATTGCCGCCATGCACACAGCCATCCAAGCCGATACTGTCCTGCGCACCCTTGCGCTCTCGACCGCCCGCAACAACGTGGGTGCCATGCTGCCTGCATGGGAAATTTATGTGGGTGCCGGTCTGACACAGGCTGAATACGAGCAGATCAACCGCAATCCGCAGTTCCTGCGCTACGTGGACAGCTACACTGCGGAGCTAAAAGAGTCCGGGTTCTCCTTTGCTGCCAAAAGTCGGGTGCTGGCCGAAGATTTGCTGCCCACGGCCTACAACATGGCCAAAGATAGCGACGTCCCTGCCGGTGTCAGGCAGAAAATTATCGAAAATCTGGTCGAATGGGGCGATCTGAAGCCTAAAAACACCCTTGGCGTCGGTGGTGGGCCGGGGTTCAGCATCACCATAAACCTGCCTGGAACTCCCCAGAATGGCGCGAAAACGCTGGTTCTGGAAGGAATTCAGCCCCATGAGGCGCTGGAAAGCGGCCAAAACGACGACGATACCCCTGCGGAGCACGATTTCACACCCCACACGCCCATAACACCCCTGCGCCCGCGCCGGCTGACCTTCAGCGAGCCAGCCGACTATGTGTACGCAGGAGATGACATCCTGTGAGTGGAATTGTCTACAACCCGCCGCTCTCACTGGCCCCGTTTCTTACGTGTCAGTCGTTTATATCCCTGATTTCCGGGCCTGTGGGTTCTGGGAAGTCGAGCGCGGCGATGATCAAGATCGCCTACCACGCCAAGCAGATGCGAGCCGGTGCCGATGGCGTCCGGCGCTCCCGCGCTGTGATCGTGCGCAACACCAACCAGATGCTCTCGGACGCCACCATCCCGACGTTTATGACATGGTTCCCGGAAGGGGCGGCTGGGTCGTTCGCCCGCACCGATAAGCGGTTTTACCTGCGCTTTGACGATGTGCAGTGCGAGGTGCTCTTTCGGGGGCTGGATGAGGCCAACGATGTGCGCCGGCTGCTCTCGCTGGAGTGCTCGTTCGGGGTGTTCGATGAGTACCGGGAGATACACCCGGATATCTTTGATGCGATGCAGGGCCGGGTCGGGCGCTACCCCTCGGTGGCCAACGGCGGGTGTGTCGATGATAACGGGCGGCCCAACCACCACATCTGGGGGGCGACCAACGCGCCGGATGCGGACACCTTCTGGGAAGAATACATGGAGAATCCGCCTTCTACAGCGCAGATTTTCAAGCAGCCCAGTGCGCTGTCCGATGAGGCGGACTGGCTGGATAACCTGATCGAAGGCTACTACACCACACTGGTGGAGGGGAAAAAGCAGGACTGGATCGACGTGTACATCCACAATAAATTTGGTCGATCGCTCTCTGGCACCCCGGTGTACAGCAAGACGTTCGTGCGCGATTTCCACGTCTCCCCCACCCCGCTGATGCCAATCCAGTCCTCCGCGCACCCGATCATCATCGGGGTGGACTTCGGGCGTACCCCGGCGGCGGTCTTTAAGCAGCGCGATGCCCGCGGGCGGGTGCTCACGCTCTCGGAGCTGACTTCTGAGAACATGGGGATCGAGACGTTTATCACCACCCGACTCAACCCCCACATCGCCAACCACTACGCGGGCTTTGAGTTCCTGTGCGCCCCTGACCCGGCGGGGTTCCACAAGACCCAGCTCAACGAGATGACGTTGGTCGATGCGCTCAAAAACGCGGGGTTTAAGTGCGTGTGCCCGCCGACCAACAAACCACAGCTGCGCATCCAGGCGGTCGAGCGGCTGCTAGTGCGGCAGCTGGAGGGCAAGGCGATGTACCTGATCGACCCCAGCTGCACCGTGCTGAATCGCGGGTTCACCAACGGCTACCGCTACAAGGTCAAGCGCAACGGCGAGCTGGAGGATGCCCCGGACAAGAACGAGTTTTCCCACGTGCACGACGCGAACCAGTACGCCGATTCAGTCATCGACATGAACGTGCGCGGGCTGGGGCAGGGCACGACCAGACGCACCATCCAGCCCGCCCGCTACGCCTACACATAAATTATGTAACCTAAAGTAACAAAGGTGATACCTATGAACGCAACCGTTGGAACTGGACTCGCGCTTATCCCGGTAGCCCGTGCCTCTGATCTGGAAGCCCAAGAGAAAAAACGCAATGAAGCGGTGCAGATGCGTCCGGCCCTGCAGGGGCTGGCCGCCCACGTGCGCAAGCGCTGGTCGACGGCCAAGGATTCCCGCATTGAGCTGGAGGAGCGGATGCTTAAATGCCTGCGCCAGCGCCGGGGAAAGTACGACCCGGCCAAGCTCAGTGAGGTCAAGTCCCAGGGCGGCTCGCAGATATTTGTGCAGCTGACCAGTGTGAAATGCCGGGCGGCGACGAGCTGGCTGCGGGACACGCTGCTCGGTTCCGGGTCAGACAAGCCCTGGTCACTGGAGGCGACTCCTGAACCCACACTGCCCCCGGAGATGCTGGAGTCCTTGCAGCAGGAGATGGCGCAGCATCTGGCGGTGATGATGGAGCAGACCGGGGCTGCGCCCGATGATAAGCAGCTGCGCGAGATCGCGGCGAAAATGAAAGACAAGACAGCGCGGGAGCTGCGGGAGCTGGCCAACGAGCGGGTGGCGCGCATGGAGCGTAAGATGGAAGACCAGCTCATCGAGGGGGGTTGGAAAAAAGCCTTCGATGAGTTTCTGGATGACATCGTGACCTTCCCCTTCGGGGCGATTAAAGGGCCGGTTAAACGTCGGCGCAAGACGATGCAGTGGCAGAACAGGCAGCTGGTGCCGGTGGAGGAGATTCGCAACGAGTGGGAGCGGGTTGACCCGTTCATGCTGTACTGGGCACCGTGGGCCTCGGATATTCAGGACGGCTTTGTGATCGAGCGACATAAACTGACCGCGGAAGACCTGCAGGCGCTGATCGGTGTGCCTGGCTATAGCGATGTGGCGATCAACACCGTGCTGGCTGATTTCGCAGTGGGCGGGCTGCGCGAGTGGCTGTTCATCGACACAGAGCAGGCTGAGGCCGAAGGCAAGCAGGTCAACGAGGTGACGAACACCCTCGATCTGATCGACGCGATCCAGCTGTGGGACTCCGTGCCAGGTAAATCCCTGCTGGAATGGGGACTGGCCGAGAAAGATGTGCCCAACCCCCTGCTGCACTACCCCTGCGAGGTGTGGATGATCGGCTCTGTGGTGATCCGGGCGGTGCTCAACTACGACCCGCTGGGGCGCAAGCCGTACTACGTGACTTCCTACGAGAAATCCCCAGGCTCCGTGGAAGGCTCCGGGGTGCCAGACCTGTGCCGGGACTCCCAGGCGATGGTGAACTCCTCGGCGCGGGCGCTGGCCAACAACATGGGCATCAGCTCCGGGCCACAGGTGGCGGTGAACATCGGTCGCCTGCCGCTGGGGGAGGAAATCACTGAGATGTACCCGTGGAAAATCTGGCAGTTCACGGAGGCGCAGTTCAACAACTCAGATAAACCACTGGATTTTTTCCAGCCCCATAGCAATGCCAACGAGCTGATGGCGGTGTTCGAGAAATTCAGCGCCCGCGCTGATGAGGACACCATGCTGCCCAAATACATGACCGGGGAGAGCACCCCTGGGGCCGGGCGCACCTCCTCCGGGCTGTCGATGATGATCAGCAACGCCGGCAAGGGCATCAAGCAGGTGATCACCAACATCGACACCAACATCATCGTGCCTGCGATAGAGCGGCTGTACCAGGACAACCTGCGCTACAGCAAAGACGAAGACCTGATCGGGGACATCCACATCGTAGCCAAAGGCGCAGCGTCCCTGGTGGTCAAGGAATCCGAGGCGGTACGGCGCAATGAGTTCCTGACGCTGGTGCTCAACAGCCCGATGGCACAGCAGATTGTTGGGCTTCCGGGGGCAGCGGAGCTGCTGCGCGGAGCGGCAGGCAACCTCAGTGGTAATGTCGACCGGATCGTGCCAGATCGGGAGCAGATCACGACTATCGAGCAGCAGCAGCAGATTATCCAGCAGCTGCAGCAGGAGATGGCGCAGCATCTGGCGGTGATGCAGGAAGCCCAGAAAGCGTCCGGGGCGACCAGCTCAGCCAAGCCTAAAAATCTGCTGGCTGATGGCTCGCAGGCGGGCGGGCGGGCGTCCAACACGGTGTCCGCCCGGCCTAATGGCAAATAGTTATGTGCGGTAAGTAACAAATACTTGACTGACCTGTAACCGTGTCGTATAAATGCGCACATGAGTAATTTTCTAGGCCCGAAGCCAGACCCGCAGCATATACAGGCACTTGTGAACTGTAAGCTGCACAATCCGGTGCTGGTCACGCTACTCCAAGCTAAATTAGATGAGGTAAAAACCCTTCTGATTAGTGCGGATGAAGATCGCGTCCACCGATTGCAGGGAAAGGCCCAGATGCTTAGCGATTTGTTGGAGGCGCTGGAAATAGCGCCCACGATTTTGAACCGGGTTTCACAGCCCACCCGTTAGACCACAGCAAACCATTACGCGAAACGGCAGACCACAGTGGAGCCACGTAGCAGAGTCTGGAGCTTAGAGGAGAAGTAGATGTCATTGCCCCGTCAGGTCGAAGCACGGCTTAAGGAAGTTGAAGCAATCGAGAAGCAGCTTGGTACGCCAGCTCCGGTAGAAGAACCGGAAGTAACGCCCCCAGCAGAGCCAGTCGCTAAAGTTGAGACACCCGCCGAGCCAAAGCCCACGGAACCAGTGGCGGAACCACCCGTTATCGAGGAGGACTGGCAGCAGAAGTATCGCACCCTGAAAGGGATGTACGACGCTGAAGTGCCCAGATTGCACGCCCAGATGAAGGAACTGCGCACGGAAATGCAGACACTGCGGAATCCGCCAGAACCCCAAGTCAAGCCTGCAGAGAAACCCGCCGAGAAACTGGTGACGGATGAAGATGTTGATGCGTTTGGAGCCGAGTTGATCGAAGTCCAGCGCAAGGTTGCACGTGAAGTAGCCAACGAGTTCAGAGCAGAGCTTGACAGCCTGAGAACGGAGAACGCAGACCTGAAGAAACGGGTTGACGACACTTCCGCACAGGTTACAACGGCTGGTTTTGAACAGCGCCTTAGCCAAGCAGTGCCTGATTTCAACGCAGTTAACGCTGATCCCCGCTGGATCGCCTGGCTGGAAGAAATTGACCCAATACTGCGAGGCCCGCGCAAAAGCGTTGCCCAACAAGCGTTCAATCAGGGAGATGTGGAGGCGATTGCCCATTATGTTGGCCTGTTCCAGGGGACTATAACCCTGACAGCCTCCGACACAAAAGCAGCCGATAAAGCCGCGGAACTCGAACGTCAAGTCCAGCCGAAGCGAAACGCCTCGAACAGCACGGGCACCGCACAACCTCGTACTTATACGAACGCGGAAGTCACGACAATGTTCGCGCAAGCTGCAGCACTGAGCAGCAAAGGGCAGATCGACAAGGCACTTGAACTTGAAGCTAAAATTGATGCTGCCTACACGGAAGGGCGCGTAATCGCGTAATTTTGTCCTGGCAGCGTAAACCAACCCGATTTTGTGGAGTAATTTATGTCTGCTGTATTCCCCGTTAATGCCCCGTTTAACACAAGCCCGTCCTATTCCGGCGCGTTTATCCCTACCCTTTGGTCTGGCAAGCTGCTGGCCAAATTTTACCAGAACACCATGCTTACCGAAGTAACCAACACGGATTACGAAGGCGAGCTGAAGAACCAGGGTGATACGATCCGTATCCGACTGGCTCCGTCTATCAATATCTCTGACTATGTTATCGGCCAGAACCTGAACTATGAAGTACCTGTCCCGATTTATCAGGATATGCAGGTAAACAAGGGTAAATATTTCGGTGTGCAGGTCAACGATGTGCTGGCGTACCAGGCAGACATGGACTTGATGAACATGTTCACCGAAGATGCGGCCAAACAGCTGAAAATATCCATCGAAAACGATGTGTTTTTCAACAGCTTCGTGACCGAAGGCCCGCACGCCTCCAACGAGGGCGCTACCGCTGGCGCGATCTCTGCTGCCTACAACCTGGGAACAGACGTCGCCCCGATTGATCAGGCGACTCCTGCCAACGTACTGAACGCGATTCTGCGCATGTCCTCTGCCCTTGATGAGCAGAACGTACCAGAAGATGGTCGCTTCCTGATCATCACTCCGTTTGATCGTAACCTGCTGATGCAGTCCAACATCGCCCAGGCGTACTTCACTGGTGACAACGCCAGCGTTCTGCGAACCGGCAAGATTGGTATGCTGGATCGCTTCCATGTGTATGTCTCCAATCTGCTGCCACGCGGCAATGCGGGCAAAGCACTGGTCGCCGGGTTAACCGACCCGACTACCGGCGGCGTAGTTACTAGTGCGAAAGCCCGACGCATCATGGTTGCTGGCACGAAGACGGCCTCCTCGTTCGCAATGACTATCAACAAAACCGAACCACTGCGTAACCAGACAGACTTTGGTGACATCGTTCGTGGTCTGGCTGTGTTTGGCACCAAAGTGACTAAGCCAGAAGCATTGGTGGTGGCGCAGGTAGGCACGGCTTAACAGCCTAGCCAGACAGCTGGGGGCGCAAGCCCCCATCCTTTTATGGCATATATTTTCGGAGAATCACTATGCGATACACACGCGCACTGGGTGGTGATACTTAGCACATAACATGACGAAGCCCCTTCGGGGGCTTCCTTTTAACTGTTGAGAAATAATAAGGAATACGTATGGATATCCACGTTCTCATAGCTAAGCTGAAGGGGGAATTCCTTGCCAACAAGGTCTTTGCCAACCACGGCGGGAAGCGAGTAAAGATAGGCATATTCCAGGGTACGGAGCTGGTGTTCACCCCGGAAGGCTCAGCGATTGCTGATGCTTTAAGCAACGAGCCATCATTGGCGGACAAAACCGCTGCTATCAAAGCTGCTGCTGCTAAAGCCGCTGCTGGCAAGGCGAACAAAGCCGCCGCTGCCAAAACAGCCAAAACAGCCAAGGCTGCTGCAGACAAAGCCGCGAAAACCGAGCCGTCTCCTGTAGAGGCTCCCCCGGCGCAAACCCCCGCAGGCGACGTTGACCTGTTCGGTGGAGCGCTGTCTGAATGATTGCGCTGCGAGAGTTCCTGCCGCGCCTGCTTCCATACCTGCCCGCGTGCTCTGAGCCGCTGGCGGAACAGGCACTGTTGGACTCCGCAATCGAGTTCTGTGAGAAATCTCAGGTGCTGCGCGAAACGCTCCCTGCGATATACACCGTCGCGGATATAGCCAGCTATCAGATGGACACCTCCCACAGCCAGCTGAGTGTGACGCGGGTTTTGCAGGTATCCATCGACGAGCTGCCCCTGACCGGCGTGCTGGCTGAGCAGTTCAGCCCTGTCGTTAGTCCACGGCGACCCAGTGAGTTCTACTCCTCTCATGCGGAGGAGTATTTCACGCTCATGCTCAGCCCTATCCCCGACGCGGAGTACGAGGTTCTGGTAACGGTAGCAGTGCGCCCGCTGCGCACGGCGACACTGGTGCCCGATGAGCTGTTCAACACCTGGAGTGAGGCGATCATCGCCGGGGCCAAAGCCCGCGCCATGCTGACCCCAGGACAGCCTTTTTCCGACGCAGGGCACGCGGCCTACGCTGCGCGGGTTGCAGAACGACTGACAAACACAGCGCGTGTCGAAGGTAACTTCGGGCGCATCCGAGGATCAATGCGGATTAGAAGCCGCCCATTTGCGTGAGGATTAACCCATGGCAATCACTGCCCAGTCCATAATTCGTCGGTGTGTGGAAACCCTGCAAGACCCCACCTCTGTACGCTGGCCCATCTCAGAGCTTGTCCGATACCTTAACGACGGGCAGCGGGAAGTTGTGTTGTATCGCCCGGACGCTATGGTGACAAACGGCACGATGACCTGTGTCTCGGGGACGAAACAGGCTCTGCCCACAGGAGGTTCAAAACTGATTGAGGTGATCCGCAACGCCGCTGCCGCATCGACTAAGCGGGCTGTGCGAATGATCAACCGGGAAATTCTGGACTCACAGACTCCGGGCTGGCACGCCCTGCCGGGCAGCGTGAACACGATGCACTTCATGTTCGATCCCCGTGACCCGAAAGTGTTCTATGTGTACCCACCCGCGCTGGAGACAACGCAGCTGGATATTGTCTACTCGGCCTACCCGACTGATGCCACTGAACCAGCGGACGGAACACTGTACAACGCTGTCAGCGGGGATATCCACCTGCCGGATATCTACAGCAACGTGCTGCAAGACTACATTCTATACCGAGCATACAACAAAGACAGTGAGTATGCTGGTAACACGCAGCGGGCACAGGGGCACTACGCCGCGTTCGCCACCGCGCTGGGGGCGGAAGTCGCTGGCACAGTAAACGTCGGCCCCAGCGCGGTGGGGAACCCCAACAAGCTACCCCGACAACAGCCGGGGTAAAAATTCTGGATTGACTACACCGGGGTGCGCTGATGCCACTAACGACGTTCAATGTAACCGCACGAATCTACGGCCAGTCCGGGGTGCCCATAGCAGGAGCACGCCTGGAGGTTGTGCTTAGCGCAACGGATCGCACAGCGGACGGCACCTTTGCCCCGTTTCGACAAAGTTTCACCTGTGACGCCGATGGTCTGGCGGTCATGCCTCTGGTGCCCAACTCTGCAGGGCTGAACGGTACACAGTATCTGATCTCAGCCACGAACGCGCTGGGCGGGCGCATATACAGTCGCAAAGCGTTCACTGTGTTTTCAGCGCACGCGTTTCTGGATGACCTTTTTGGGGACTCTCCGGTTGCGACTGAAGCGTATATCACAACCTCCCTCGACGCCTTCCAGACGCTACACGCAGCACTGCTGCCGATGTCCCCCAATTTGGACATCGTGGCGGCGATAGCCGACGATGTAACCACCACCGCAGGGCTGGCACTGACCGTCCCCGTAGTTGCTGCCAATGATGCCAACATAACCATCGTTGCGGGTAACATCGTCGCAGTGGTCGCAGTGGGTGATAGTATCGACGCTGTGCTCGCTGCGAGTGCGAACATGGCCGCTATTACCGCTGCCCCTGCCGAAGCCACCACAGCCACAGCGCAGGCGGTAATCGCTACCACACAGGCCGGTATCTCCACCACGAAAGCCGGGGAGTCCGCTGCCAGCGCCAACACAGCTACACAGCAGGCCGGTATCTCCACCACGAAAGCCGGGGAGTCCGCTGCCAGCGCCAACACAGCTACACAGCAGGCTGTGATCTCAACTGAGCAGGCTACGCTTTCCACCGCGAAGGCAGCCGCAGTCCTTGAAGATAAAAACACTGTCGCCAACGACAAGGCTATTGTTGCTGCTGACAAAGCTATTGTCGCCGCCGATAAAGCTGCTACTGCTGCCGATCGAGTTCAAACGGGCCTGGATAGAACGGCTACTGCCGCGGATCGAGTTCAAACGGCCCTGGATAGAACTGCTACCGATGCTGATCGAGTTCAAACTGGTTTAGACGTTGCTGCTACAACGGCAAATGCACTACTCACTGGCTCCGATGCTACGGCCACCGCTGCTGACGTTTTGAGTACTGCTAGTGATCTTACACAGACTAACGCTAATGTAGTGGCTACTAATGCTGACGTTGCCAGCACGGCTGCTGATGTGATTACGATAGCTGGGGCCACCACCGCTACTGCCGACGACAGAATTCAAACTGGTTTAGACGTTGCTGCTACCAATGCTGATGCGGTGACTACCACTGCAAATGTCTCTGAGATAGATGTATTTCTTATGAGCCACACCTCCGCAATTATCACCCTACAAAACATACACGCACTGGAGCTATTATAATGCCCACAACAGCCGAACAACTGGCTATCTTAGTCGCTAATACCGATGGGATGCTTACAACCGTTACAGCGGTTAAGGATAGCTTCACTGCGTCAAAAGACACTGCGGTAGCTGCGGCAGTTGACGCTACTACACAGGCCGGTATTGCAACCACTCAGGCGGGCATATCTACAGGTAAAGCCACAGAAGCGCTTAGCAGTGCTAATGCCTCTGCTGCCAGTGCTGCCAGCGCTGCTGAGATAGTGAACATATCATCGGTAACCACGTTCACAAACCCGCTTTCCCGCGCTGTGCAGATTAGAACATCGTCCAGTAGTGAACGGGGCATACAACAGTTGTCGAGTTCCAGAATTGATTCCGCATCTTTGCCGTGTGGTGAGACAGTGGCACTTGCTCTGATTGACTATACGCCATCTGGAATAGTTAAACTAAGCAACAAGCACAACGGGTCTGTGGGGGTAATTTTTGAGTTACTGACTACCGGCTTTTTACGCCTTACGCTTAACGCCACAACGTACACCTCAACTGTGGCGGTCTCGGTTGTCGACGGCGATTTTACAGTTTTTGACTGGTCTTACTTTATACCAGCGGCAAGTTCGGCGGGCGGTATTGTTTTTGCAGTTAATGGCGTGCAGATTGGCACGACAGTTAGCGTCACTGCGGGGACGCCGATTAACACCACTAACGTGGCTAATAAATTTGTTTTGGGCACATCGTCTGTAAGCGAAAGCGCGGTATTTTTGTATTACAAGCTTTGGAAGTCGCACCGAACTCCGGCGGAAATACTGAGCACCCTTGTCAATGGGACGCAAATAGCAGACTCGGCACGCTCAGGTATAGGCGCAACGCTAACGGGTTCGAATAAATGGTCGGGCATAGCTGCCGGTGCAGACGGCAAGCTTTATTGTGGGCCGTACGACGCTACGGATATTCTCATTATTGATCCAGTTGCTGGAACAGCTACACGCTCCGCCATGGGCGCAACGCTAACGGGTTCGGCTAAGTGGAATGGCATCGCTGCCGGTGCTGACGGCAAGCTGTATTGTGCGCCTTTCAACGCTACGGATATTCTCATTATTGACCCAGTTGCTGGAACAGCTACACGCTCAGACATGGGTGCAACGCTAACGGGCACATTTAAATGGATTGGCATTGCCGCTGGTGCTGACGGCAAGCTGTATTGTGCGCCTTTGAACGATACGAATATTCTCATTATTGATCCAGTTGCTGGTACGGCCTCTCGTTCAGATATGGGCGCAACGCTAACGGGCACATTTAAATGGACTAGCATAGCTGCTGGTGCAGACGGCAAACTTTATTGTGGGCCTTACGAGGCTACGGATATTCTCATTATTGACCCAGTTGCTGGAACAGCTACACGCTCAGACATGGGTGCAACGCTAACGGGCTCATCTAAATGGCAGGGCATCGCCGCCGGTGCTGACGGTAAACTTTATTGTGCGCCTTTCAACGCTACGGATATTCTCATTATTGATCCAGTTGCTGGTACGGCCTCTCGTTCAGCTATGGGTGCAACGCTAACGGGCACATTTAAATGGAATGGCATAGCTGCCGGTGCAGACGGCAAGCTGTATTGTGCGACACGCTCTGCTACGGATATTTTGATTATTGATCCAGTTGCGGGTACAGCTACCCGCTCAGCTATGGGCGCAACGCTAACGGGTTCGAATAAATGGACTAGCATAGCTGCCGGTGCAGACGGCAAGCTTTATTGTGGGCCGTACGAGGCTACGGATATTTTGATTATCAAAAACCTCATTGCTTCCAGCCTCTCCGCCGAGGACTGCCAAAGCGACACAGGGCAGATACTAGACCGCGCTAATAACAATCACGCTCTTATGCCAGCAAGTGGTGCTACTGTCTACCCGCAAAATCTACGCCCTGAAATTAGAGGGAAGAATACTTGGGCAGCTACAAGCGAGTTGCAATACGTCTCTGGTGTAAATCAGGCGTTGTACAGTGCATCACACTATTTTGAGGGGATTATTGTTGTTCCATCTGCTGCTACCACAACTGGTTTCACTGTAGGTAACGGGGCTAACGCTTCTTATTACGCCACTGTACCAGGGCCATTGGTAGCAGGTGATCCTATTTACATTCCCCTTGCTAACCGTTTCAGTGACGGCATTAACCGCAAACTAACAATCACCCCGATGGCTGCATGGACTGTGAGCCTAAATGTGACCGCTCTTGGTCACGTACTGGAGATATCATAATGACAGATATACGCAATGAGATAGTCGATAATCTCCAAGTCCGTGGCGCGCTTTCTGGCGGAGGGGTAGAGACCCTTGCCCTGGCTGTGCGGGTGGCTATGACGGCATCGGCTACGGTCGGCGGGATACAGCAACTGAGCAGTGTAAATAACAATTTTGGCACCGGCAATTTCTCGATTGAGTTTGACAGTGTAGTTCCGACCACGCGCCCCGCTGCCGATATTGTTTTAGACCGCAAGCACGATGGCACTAACGGCTACATCCTCTCGCTGCGCACAACCGGCATCGTGCGGCTGCAAATCAACGGCGCGAATTATTACTCAACTGTTGCCATAGCCTCTGCCACTAACGTCAATCCCAAGCTGTTGGTTTCAGTAGTACGGGAGACCTCAGCAGTAGCGGGCAGTGTGACGTTTTACAGTCAGGGCGTGATTGTCGGTACTGCTGTTGCGATTACGGCACATCCAGACCCTGCTACAGAGCGTGTGACGAACGGCACTTTTGATACTGATATTTCGGGCTGGACTGCATTCAACGCAGTAGTGACTTTCGACGCTGGCACCATAAAAGTTGATGACAGTGCAAGTGCTGGCGCTGACTCATCTGCGTATCGTTCTTTCACTGCTGTCATTGGTAAGTCCTACACAATAACAGCACAGATAACCGCAGCAGTAGGTACAGGTTTTATTATAATAACGAGTGGGGCTACGCCGTCAGCAGTTGGGCGTATACTTACGCAATCAACGCTAGGCGTCGGCACGCACAGTTTCAACTTTGTTGCTACTGCAACCACGATGTATGTGGTTCTTGGAGCAACGGGCAGCGATATCGTGAACTACGATAATGTCTCTATAAAAAGCGCCCCCACAGCCACCACCACTGCCATCCGCTACGTCCTCGGCACAGTCACCACGCGCACAGACGCACAGTTTCAACAGTCACGATTATACAACCGCGCCCTATCCGCAGCAGAAGCCCTCAACCTATCAATACGCGGCCCTAGTGCTGCTGATGTGGGGGCGCCTAGTAATCGGCCCAGTCAGACGCCAAGTTACGCAAGTGATTTCAGTGCGGGTGTTGATGGGTGGGTTGGGAGCGGGGCAACATTGGCAGGAGGGGAAACAATCGCGGGCGAGTCGGGCTGGCTTAAAGTTACAGCAACAGCTACAGGATTATCACGTATTCAGCGGGCAGCAACAAGCCTTCCGCCTGATGGTAATAGGCGCAGAGTGGGGCTTAAATACTATGTGCCATCAGCATCAGTTGTTAGTGTGTTCAGTGTGAGCAACTCTACCTCGACATCGAGTTCGTATCGGTTTATCACGGAATCGCCAATAATAAAAGACGTGATAACAACTGTTGCTGGCAGCACTGTACTCATTATTCCCACCAGCGGTCAACATGCTGTGATCTGGTTTAATACTGGTTTCACATCTGGGGACGTTCTTTATTTCAAAGAAGTTTTTGCAGAGCAAATTGGCATCACCTCAAGCCTCTCAGCAGAAGACTGCCAAGCCGACACAGGGCAGATACTAGACCGCGCTAATAACAATCACGCTCTTATGCCAGCAAGCGGTGCTACGCGCATCCCCATCAAGACAGAAGGGCTTGTTGCTCGCTGGACAAACTCATGGGCAGAAACGCACGAAGCACAGTATATCGGTGGGGTGAATCAGCCAATTCTGCCTGCTAGAGCCTATGTCACCTCTATCATCGGCGTAATTACCTCCACAGGCGGCTCAGGGGTGCAAGACGTAATCGTAGGAAATGGGTCTGACACAGATCATTATGTGACAATCACCACAGGGCTTGCCGCTGGGACGCAGACGTTTACGTTAGCGGCAAACACTACTGATCTGACAAACCTAAAACTTACTGTTGACCCTGATGCCAACTGCACCATGAGCATTGCATGGACAATTACTTACAACATTTTGGAGGCTTGATTATGTTAACAGTCACAGCGAATGGTAATCCAGTAGAGGTTTATCGTGGGTACTTAGTGCAGGACACCATTGATACAAGCGTCGGCGTAGTTCCTTTTGAATGGACGCTGGGATTTACAGTTCCGGCTGCTGTTCTTGCGATTGAGGCGTTTTTAGACGGTGCTCCATTAGTGGTTGAGTCGACAGGCGAGGGCTGGATACTTGATCTGCCATCGGTCACACACCCACAGGCCGAGATAACGGATGTGGACTATGTAGCGGGCCTGATCAATTTCAGATGGCGTGGCGGGCCGTACAGCGGAGACTGCGCGGTAGCGTTTGACTTTACACTGGAAACAACACCGGCAGAGATTGCGGCGGCTATTGTCGGCATACTGTGACGCCAACGGGCAGATCGACAGCGATCTGAGCCTGACCATACCAGCCGCAGCACACCCCGATGGCCGAGTGCTGTTTCTTGATCTGCCCTACACCGGGTCGGCGCTTGCCCACTCATGGGTGCTGGGGGACGAGACTCAGTGGGATGGGGGGGTGCTGGATAACGTCACGGTTGAGGGCAGCAAAATGGTGCGCGGGCAGATGTGTGAGGTTATTAAACTCAAGCAAATAGCAGGGGTGGATGGAACCTTTACGGCTGAGTGTCTACTGCAACCTGACGGTACACTATTATTAGTGAGTGCGCAAAAGCAGGAAGATTAAAAATCATGGGTTATGAGACACAGGGAGTCAAGATGGAAAAAGTAAAAGTGGTCGACTGGCATCTGGCAAAAGCAGTACCCGTCACCATCATACTCGGCCTGTTGCTACAGACAGTGGCGTTCGTACGCTACGCCGGACAGTTGGAGGCGCAGATTTTCCGTAACCAAACTGATATCGCTGCGATCAAAGCGCGAGCCGAGGTGGTGGAGAACAAAGTGCAGGTGCAGGAAGTTTACATGGCCCGCATGGATCAGAACATTGTGTACACCCGTGAGATGGTGGAGCGGATATTAAACAGCATTGAGCGCAACGAGCAGCAGCCACGATGAATACACAGACCTACCATGATCTGATTCTACCTGCTGCGCTGAAGTTCTTCCCTGCGAACTACAGCAGCAAGGAGGCGCGGGCTGAAATTCTGACTATCGGCCTGCAGGAGTCGGACTTCGTGCATCGGCAACAGCTCATTGGTAGCAAAGCCCACTGGTGGTTGTCGATCAACGGCCCCGCTACCGGCTTCCAGCAGTTTGAGCTGGTTGGGGTAACAGAAGTGCTGAGAAATCCAGCTACCAGACAAAGAGCGCTGTATGTCTGTGATCTTTTCGGCTACCCGCCAGAGCCTTCCGTCATACACAAAGCACTGGTACACAACGACCTCTTAGGCGCGGTGTGGTCACGACTGGCCCTGTGGCGGGTGCGGGAGCCGCTGGCGAAAGAGAATAACCCTGAAGAAGGCTGGAGACAATACATCCAAATCTGGGCACCGGGCAAGGCCAAGCCGCTGAAGTGGCTGGCGTGCTGGGAAGAAGCCTGGCGCGTGGTGAATAAGTATGATAAAACTTGACGCTGACCAAGCTTACTGGGATGCCACAGAGGAAGATCGCCGTATTTGCTGCAACGGATGCGGAGCGAAAGGTGGCCTGGATGTACCTGACACCATCTATTGGTTGTCAATGACTGAAGTGTGTAATATCCACGATTGGGGGTATAAGCATGGCAAGGACATTTGTGACAAGCAGAGGGAAGACCTGCGGATGCTCTACAATATGCTGCTGTTGATTGAGGCACAAACGGGCTGGCGTCAGGTAGTGCTTAAACCGCTACGCAGACGTCGGGCACTTAAGTACTATGAGGCCGTTATCACCTTTGGTAGCAAGGCTTTCTGGGCCGAGAAGGGGGGCAAATGAAACTACTCTTAATTGCAATGCTATTCTTATTTACCGCGTGCGCAGGCAGCAGCGATGTCGGGGGGCTTTTCGATAAGCTGGAGTTCAAAGATGGCCAGGAGGGGTGCATCAGAGCAGCGGGGCAGGTCGCTGTAGGTGGCAACCCCTTCGCCAGCTCGAATATAAACGTATCTATGGTGAAGAAACAAGGTGACAATCCGCCGGACTGCTAAAAGGGCTGTTTTATGACGGTGATTAGAATAGACAATTTTGGGGGGCAGATGCCGTCGGTTTCCCCGCGAGCGCTGCCACTCAGCGCTGCCCAGACCAACCGCGACCTGTTTCTTGGCAGCAGTGAGTTCCGTCCGCTGCTGGGGGATACTTTCGCGGCTGCAGGGCTGGCTGGCGCAAAGACCCTATACCGCATTGATCAGGATTCAGACTGGATTCTCTCGACCAGTGAACTGAGCTACGCCCGCGGGCAGAACAACAACGACGCGACCAAACGCACATACTATGCGAACAACACCACTGCTGCTGCGCTGCGCACGTTTGACAAAGACGGCAACGACCGGCAGCTGGGTGTGCCGTCTCCGACAGAAACTGTAGTAACAACCACAGCGGGGGTGGTGTTTACGATTGACTCGCTGATAGAGTCGGTACGGCAGGCTATCGAAGGCTCCATCATTGATCAGGAACCGGATATCCGATATACCGGCACCACCCCCGTCGCCGGGCCATTCACAGTACCTTCGGGGGCGCTGTACTTTGCTAACGATACGGTAAACCTCCCCACTGACATCACCAATGCCGGGGAGCATTGGAAGCTGTATGCGAAAGTAACCGCAGCCAGAGTCGCCCTGCTGGATATCAAACTTGCTGATGTCGGGGTGGCGTTCTCCGATGCCAGCTTCGCGTATATCCCCATCGTCGCCCTGCCCTATGGGTACGTGGAGAACGGGGTGCCGCTGGCAACCAGTCTGCCAGCTATTGTTAACCCGAGAACCTCAACACAGGTACTCACTGCGCAGAACATCACCGACCTGCAGGCTGATGTCAGCAGCGCGCTGGACTCCGAGGAGAACGCATACAGCCTGCGCACCGAGTTGACTTCTTTCGTCACGGAGTTCTTCAACATGCTGTTCGTGTACCCGGACAAGCCTGCAGCGATACCTGGGGGGGGCACAGTGACTGACCCCACTGGTAACGGGCCGTCCCACCCGACTACCCCGGAGTGGATATTTGAGGGCGGGAGCGAGTACAGAAACCCGGACTGGGTTGATTATAATGACAATTTAGCTGGGTATCTGCGCAACAAAGCGGACTACAACCAGCTCGTCAAAGACAACGAGATATACAACCGCTCAGCCACTGACCGTATCCGTGACCTTCAGGAAAAAGCCCAGGTCGCCACGCGGCAGATAGAAGCTATCCAGTTGGTGCTGTGGACAGAAATAGCCAAGGAGTCTGTGTGGGTATCTGACAAACTCTACCGGTACACCGAGGATTTCAGCGACATCGACGCCCAGCGAACCATCCAGACCCGGTTCTATCTGTCAGCGTTCGTCAGTGACCGGGACGAGGAATCCGCGCCCAGTCCGCCCAGCGCGCAGCAGGAAATCGACCAGTATTCCTCCACAATGGTCGCTATGCCAACCGTTCCGACGGGGCGCGCAATTACTTTGTGGCGTATATACCGCAGTAATACCGTGGATGACCTGACGATGTTCCAATTCGTCAAAGAACTGCCGATTGCCACCACCAGCTTCACGGATACCACTTCCAACGCCGCGATGGGGGAAATTATCGAGACAATCGGCTGGCTCGAACCAGACGTGGGCCTTAAAGGGTTGACCAGTCTGCCCAACGGTATCATGGCCGCGTTCAAGGATAATACCCTGCACTTCTGCGAGCCATACGCCCCCTACGCGTTCCCGCCCAGCTATCAGGTAACTACTGAGTACCCGGTCGTGGGCCTTGGCGCATTTGGCCAGACGCTGTTCGTGGGCACCACGGGCAACCCCTACCTGATCAGCGGTGCGGATTCTGCCTCCATGTCTGCGATCAAGCTGGAGAGTAATCAGGCATGTGTTTCCCGGCGCTCGATTTCATCCGTACCAGGCGGGGTGATCTACGCCTCCCCGGACGGGCTGTGCTTCGTGTCCAACACGGGCGTGCAGGTTGCCACACGCAGTATGTTTACCCGTGAGGACTGGCAGCTGTTGGTGCCCAGCAGCATCTTTGCTGTCACCCACGAGGATATTTACTACTTCTTCTATGATACCGGGGTGACTAAGGGTGGGTACGCTTTTGACATCGTGCGCGGGAAGCTGGGTTCTATTACCGGCGTAAATACCCTCACTACCGCTTTCGTGGATCGTCAGGCGGATGAGCTGTTCGTGTGCGACGGGACTGCTGTTGTGAGTGTTTTCTCCGCGCAGCCGCGCACAGCGCTGTGGGAGTCCACGCTAGTCGTCATGCCAGCGCAGGTCGGAATGGCCTGGCTGCAAGTGTTCGGTGCGCAGAGCGCGGATGACCCTGTGACAGTGCGCTGGTACGGGGATGGGGCGCTGCGACACACCGCGACGGTAACTGATATAACGCCTGTCCGACTACCTCCAGGTCGCTGGCTGGAGCACTCCGTGCAGGTCGAATCTGCCACACGGGTAACGCGGGTAACGCTCGCGAGCTCAACCCAAGAACTGCAGGGGGTTTGATGAAAGTGGCAAAACTCCCTGGTCTACCAGCCCCCCGGTTCAGTGACCCCGCCCTGCAGCGCTGGGCCGAGGCTGTCTCTGAGCGCCTGGAAGTGCGAGAAGGCACACGAGGTGACATTCTGGAGAAGGTCGTTACGCGCCGTGAACTGGCGCAGTACGCCCCCCTGATATCCCCCAGCAGCGCGAGTGCCCCACGCAGTCAGGGCGTCCGTGCCCTGACGCCTGCGGATACTGGCAGCGCGCTGCTACAGGCTATGGATGCTGAGGCGTTTGCGAACAAGCTGCGAGGCTCCAAGCTGCTGCGAGAGCTACAGACCTCGGTCAGCGCATCCAACCGCTTCGCTAAGTACGGCCCAGAGATTCAGGCGCTACAGCGCAGCATCACCAGCGAAACCACCAGACGCGGGGCGCAGGTAGCCAGAGCGGAGCTGCTGATCAACGAAGTCTCCCGCTCGCTGGTGGGTGTTACCAGCGAGATGACCGCGGCACTGAACACAACGGCTGCAGGTATTCGCAGCACACAGTTCGCCATCGCCACCGAGAGCGGAGCAACAGCCGGGCAGGTCACGCAGCTGGAAGCCCGGATGAGGGTTGCTGTCGCTGCTGAAGACCTTGTCCCGCTGCAACCCGCCGCCGCGTACTCGGATTTCGCAGCGCTGGAGAGCGCGGTGTCTGCGGCATCAGCAGACACGCGCAAGTATTATAGGGTGCAGGACGGGGTGAACGAAGCGCTGTATCGCTCAGATGGTTCCACGTGGAACCTTGTCGGCTCAGATCAGAGCGCTAAACTGGAGCAGGTGCTGCTTGTCACGGCGGATAAAACCGATGGGCTGTCCGCGCAGTACACCCTCAAAGTCAACGCAGGCAAGGCGATTGCCGGGTATGGTATCGCAGCCACAGAGCGCGATGGGGTGCCAGAGAGTTCGTTTATCATCCAGGCGGACACGTTCGCGCTTATCGCGGCAGTGAACTTCTCACAGGAAGCCACACCTTCTGCCACGGTTATCGGGCAGCTGTGGTACGTCCCCTCAACTGAGCTGACCTACCGGGCAACGGCCACTGGCACCGGAAGCTGGACACTGCACACGCCAATAGTGCCTTTTGGTATCGACACGCTCACCAACACAACGTATGTGACTGGCTCTCTGCGGGTAGGCAACAGCGCGGGCAACACGCTCAGCGCGGTCAATTCATCAGCGGTTAATTTCGACGGGCGCAATGATCGGAATCCCTCCGCTGTGCTCGCCCCCACCATTGCCAGCGATGGCACTGCGATTGACCACACCACCAACACAGACGGTTCTGTGGATGTCAGCTTCGAGTGGTCGTGGGCAGGCAGCGAAGGGGACATTGATGGTTTTATCATCACTGCTTATTCCGCCACAACAGGCGCTGCCTATACACTGGGCACCACGCCTGCAGCAGAGTCTGAGTATTTTGTCCCCGCCAGCAAGCGGGCGCTGATTGGTTACGGCTATCCTGCCGACCACTACTACCGGCTTGGTGTACAAGCCTACCGGATTGTTGACCCGGATATCAACGCCGCTGGCATTATTCGCTCCACCAGAGTAATCCCATCGTTAGGCGCAGAGAACCCCTACCAACCTGCTGCCAATGTCGCCTTCGCAGGCAATATCACTGGCACAGTCGGCGGCGTTGCGGCGGTGACACTAACCACACAGGCCAGTAATGGTAATAATGCCCTCATAGCGATAAACGATGGCACCACAGGTCTTGCCACGAAAATGGGCACGGCACAGAAAAACGTCCTTTCTGGAGTCGGCGGCATAAAGGTCGGCACAATCGACTGGGATGCGGCAGGTACTGTTACGTCAGGCTCGGGCACAGCCATGACTTCCAAAGGGTTCGTCGGGCGCAACGCGTCGGGGATCACGTTCAGCATCGACGCGACTACAGGAAACCTGATTGTCAAAGGGGATATTACCGGCTCTACAGGTAGCTTTGGTGCTGTTACTGTCGGAGCTTCAGGCTCCATTAGTGCAGGTAAGACTACCTTTACAGACGTTGTTAACGCAGGTTACTTCATTGATAACGCTGCTGGTGGTCGTATGGTTTTCGGGACTACCGCTGC